AATATACGATTCTGAAAAATTTGAATACACTTTCTATAATATTGAACTGATGAAAAATGGACAAAATTAAAATAGTTAGACTTCAGTCTGGTGAAGATGTTTTATGTGAATACACCGAAAGTGATGATGGTTTTGTTACGCTTTCAAATCCATTTTGTTTTATCATTAGACGAAGCGGAGATTATAAGTCTAAAATACTTATGACTCCATGGTTACCTATTGATGTTATAGAGCGTAATGTAGCGCAAGTATACACAACAGACATCTTAACTATAATGACACCAACGAAAGTCATTAAAGAGTATTATCACAAGATGGTTTTTGAATACCATAACGGACCATCTGATTTACCAGAAGTTGAACATCCAGATAACATCTTATTGGAAAATGATTTAATTGATACAGAAGAGTTTTATGATGATTATTTGGATGAAGAAACACAAGACAAACAATCTATTGACGATACACCAGAGACAATACACTAAACATTTATTTAATACATCACAGCGGACATGCCTAATATAACGATATCCTAACGAGTTGTCAATATAAAGTTGAGAAAATATGAAAAAAGTTATAAAGAACTACATCAATAATCCAGATTTTTTACAGGCGTTAATTGACCATAAGAAAAAATGCATTGATGCCGTTGAAGCTGGTAAACCAGAACCTATAGTATCAAACTACATAGGCGAATGTTTTTTGAAGATATCTTTACATCTTGCTCGTAAACCCAACTTTATATCGTATTCGTTTAAAGAAGAAATGATTTCTGATGGAATAGAAAACTGTGTCATGTACTTTAGAAATTTTGATCCAGAAAAATCAAAAAACCCATTTGCGTATTTCACTCAAATAGTTTACTATGCTTTTTTGCGTAGAATTGCTCGTGAAAAGAAACAGCTATACTTAAAATATAAAGCAACCGCACAGTATGGTGTTTTAGATGAGGGTGAAATGTATGAAGATGAATACGGCAATATGCGTCAGTTTGAAATGTTTGATAATATATCTGAGTATATCGAAACGTTTGAAATAAAACGTGCTGAGCAACTGAAAAAGAAAAAGACCAAAGCTAAAGGTTTGGAAGAGTTCTATATTAAGGAAGAATAACGTGGATAATGTGAAAATTGGATTTGTTGCTTCATCTTATGATATGTTTCATGCTGGACATATTATGATGCTAAAAGAAGCTAAAACTCAATGTAACTATTTAATAGTAGGATTACAAACTGACCCGACTATTGATAGACCTGACACCAAGAATAAACCTGTTCAATCATTATTTGAAAGATTTGTTCAACTTCAAGCATGTAAATACATTGACGAAATTGTGCCATACACTACAGAAAAAGAACTGTTAGATATACTATTGTCATACCATATTGATATACGTATTATTGGTGAGGAATATAAAGATGTTCACTTTACAGGAAAAGAACTAGATATTCCTATATACTACAACAAAAGAAAACATAGCTTTTCTACCACAGAACTTAGAAAGCGTGTTATAGATAATGGAAAAAAATAATGCGAATAGCTCTCATAAACGATACTCACGCGGGTGCGCGAGGCGATAATCCCGTATTCAACGAATTCTTTTTCAAGTTTTGGGAAAACACATTCTTTCCCTATCTAAAAGAAAACAACATAACAACTATATGCCACCTTGGTGACGTTGTCGATAGACGTAAGTTTATTAATTTTGTTACGTTAAACTCGTGGAGAAAAAGATTCTTTGATCGTATCCGCGATGAAGGTATCACTATGCACGTCATAGTGGGAAACCACGATGTCACATACAAAAACTCAAATGATATAAACGCAATGCATGAGTTATTCAATCATTACGATAATGTCCACATCTATACTTCACCGAAAGAATTGATATTTGATGAACTTCAAGTTGCTATGGTGCCATGGATAAATTCAGAAAATTATGAAGAGTCGATGAAGTTTCTATCAGACACACCCTCACAAATAGTTTTTGGACATTTTGAGATTGCTGGATTTGAAATGGATAGAGGTAATATTGCTAAAAGCGGTATGAATAAAGAAACTTTCGATAGATTTGATATGGTCATGTCAGGTCACTTCCATTATAAAACAAGTCAAGGACCAATATATTACTTGGGTAATCAGTATGAAATGACATGGGCAGATTATGGTGATGTCAGAGGATTTCATGTGTTCGATACAAAAACACGTGATTTAGATTTTGTGCCTAATCCCAATCATATTTTTTATAAGATAACATACGACGATACTATTCAAGACATCGACTACTGGAAAAACTTTGATTACGTGGGTCATAAAGACACTTATGTAAAAGTTATTATTATCACAAAACAAAATCCATATATATTTGATATGGTGTTGGATAATCTATATAAAGCAGGTGTTTTAGATATATCGATTGTCGAAGACTTCTCTGATGTGATGATAGAAGATGACGATGATATTAACCAAACAGAAGATACAATAACAATATTAAATAAATTCATTGACAACATGAAGTTAGATGTAGATACTGATAAACTCAAAACGCATATGCGAGAGCTATATGTTGAAGCTTTAAATTTACAGAGAAACGAATGATAGTTTTTAAAGTATTGAAATTTAAGAATTTTTTGTCTACAGGTAACTACTGGACAGAAATTAATTTAGATAGAACATCACACACACTAGTTGTGGGTAATAATGGATCTGGCAAGTCTACCATGCTAGATGCTCTGACTTTTACCTTGTTTGGAAAAGCTTTTAGAGACATCAATAAACCACAATTACTTAACTCCATAAACATGAAAGATTGTGTTGCTGAAGTATTCTTTAATATTGGCAATCAGAGTTATCGAATTGTTCGTGGACTTAAACCAAACATATTTGAAATTTACTGTGACAATAAACTAGTCAATCAAGACGCTGCGGCAAGAGACTATCAGGAATACCTCGAGAAGTTTATCCTTAAGTTAAACTACAAATCATTTACTCAGATAGTAATTCTGGGTTCCGCATCATTCGTGCCATTCATGCAATTGTCCACAGCGGACAGAAGGTCAATCATTGAGGATTTATTGGACATACAAATTTTCAGTAATATGAACACTGTGTTAAAAGATAATCTTTCAATAAACAAAACAGAAATTGTCGATAACAAGTATACCATAGAAAAGAAAACAGAATCTCTGGAAATACAAGACTCTTATATTAAAAAGAATAGTCGAGACAATGACCATCGAATACAAGAATTAAAAGCGGACATCAATAAATCGATGTTACAAATAGAAACACTCAATAAAAAAACAAATGAAGTATTAGTGGAAATTAAAACTTTACAATCAAAAATACAAAACAAAGTAGAAATTGAAAGTAGCGTTAAGAAACTAAATCAATACGAAGGTCAAATTCAAAATAACCTTAGCACAGCACACAAACACTTATCTTTCTTTAAGACTAGCGATGATTGTCCAACATGTAAGCAAAAAATTGATGTTGATTTTAAAGAAGAGCGAATTAAAGACTTAACAGAAAAGATAGAACAAAATAATAATGGACTTTCTATTGCAGAACAAAAAGCAAAAGAATATCAGAAAAAGCTTGACGTTATTCAAACAACACTAAACGATATACAAAAAAAGCAGATTGTTGTAAATACGAACAACACATCCATATCATCAATCAATTCATACATTACTAGTCTCAATAAACAGATTGCGGATTTTAATACAGTAAAAGAAGATTTGATAAACGAAACAGAAAACTTAAACACATTAAAAGAAGAGTTGAAACAACTTGATATCAAAAAAAGAGAGTTGATAGAAACAAAATCTTATTATGAAGTCGCTTCTACACTATTAAAAGATACAGGAATTAAAACAAGAATTATCAAACAATATATTCCTATTATCAATAAGACTGTTAATAAGTATCTTTCTGCTTTAGATTTTTTCGTGAATTTCACACTAGACGAAACATTCAAAGAAACCATAAAATCTAGGCACAGAGACGATTTTAGCTATGCGTCATTTTCAGAAGGTGAAAAGCAAAGAATTGATATGTCACTAATGTTGACTTGGAGACATATTGCAAAAATGAAAAATTCTACGAATACCAATCTGTTGATACTCGATGAAGTGTTTGACTCATCTCTTGATGCTAACGGCACAGAATATCTAATGAGTATTTTACACTTATTATCAGATACAAATTTGTTTGTAATAAGTCATAAAGGTGATATACTACAAGATAAATTTAGGTCAACGATTCGATTTGAGAAAATTAATAACTTTTCTAGGATGACAAAAAATGAGTGAGTTTTTAACAATAAACACTGGTGGTATAGTTGAGGAAGAGATTGAGGCACTGCCATTGCATGACGAAAACTTTGAGATGTTAAGTAGAGTTATGCCTGAATACAAAGAAACTTTACCTAACTTGGGTATGACTAGACTAGTCAATCGATTAAAGATGACCATGAAACTCCATAATGGATTAGGACTATCTGCTAATCAATGTGGAATAGAGTCGAGAGTTTTTATTATTGGCACAGACCAGTTTCAGATAGCATGCATTAATCCTAAAATAGTAGAATATTCAAAAGAGCTTGACAAAGTAAGAGAAGGTTGTTTATCATACTTAGGAATATTTGTATTTGTGCCTAGACATAAATGGATTCAAGTCGAATACTTAACTCCACAGGGTGAGTTGATTAACGTTCGTATGGAAGGTATTACAGCACAATGCTTTCAACATGAATTAGACCATATGAACGGTATCAAACTTTCTCAGAAAGTTGGTCCTCTTGCGCTAAGTATGGCGAAAAAGAGAAAAGTTAAGTTGATGAAAAAGATTTTAAAAGGTAAATCATAATGGCATCAAAAAAGTTAAAAAACGAAAAAATTATCAATTTGTTTGGTGAAGAAGTGTCCGAACAAGTTCGCTATTTAGACGAAGATAATCCATGGGACGAGTGGAATCAAATGCCAAAATACGAACCATCTGCGCCAGAATGCTTTGCTCAAGTTAAGTTTACATTTAAAAACGACAAAGATGTGGAAGAGTTCGGCAAATTAATGGAAATAAACTTAACTGATAAAACAAAAAGCACTTGGTATCCTAAAAGAGCGATTGATGATTACTCTGGTATCAGATATGTATCAGATTATAACGATGATAACACACCGCAATATCCTATCTACATAGTGTCTAAAGGTAGATTTGAAAAAAGACCGACTTCTGACTCATTATGTAAAATGAAAGTGCCACATTATATTGTGGTAGAAGAACATCAATATGATGATTATGTGTCTAGAGTAGACCAAAAATTTGTTACCGTGATTATACTGGAAAAGAAATATCTAGATGAGTATGATACGTTTGATGACTTAGGAAATACTAAATCTAAGGGTCCTGGTGCAGCTAGAAATTTTGCTTGGGAACACTCAATGAAACTAGGTTTTAAAAGACATTGGGTTATGGATGACAACATTCAAAACTTCTATAGACTTGATGGTTCAAAGAGAACTATTGTGGCTTCTGGCGCAATATTTAGAGCAATGGAAAACCACACAGAAAGATACGATAATGTCTATATGTCTGGACCACACTATAGATTCTTTAATCCACCCCATATGGAAAATCCACCATTCTGGTTAAACACTAGAATATATTCGTGCAATCTTATTCTCAATGATATACCATATCGATGGAGAGGTAGATACAACGAAGACACTGATTTATCTTTAAGAATACTAAAAGACGGACATTGCACTATTCAGTATAATGCGTTCTTACAAGGTAAAATGGCAACTCAAGCTATGGCCGGTGGTAATACTAAAGAGTTTTATAGTAAAGAGGGCACTAAACCAAAATCGGATATGCTAGAAGAAATGCATCCAGATGTTGCTAGGGTTGTGTGGATGAACCAAAGATGGCACCATTGGGTAGATTATTCTGTCTATAAGAAACAAAGACTGATTCGCAATACTGAATTTCCAATAGGAAATTACGAATATGGTATGGAATTTAAAAAAACTAACGATGTTGCATTTGATGAAGAGGAAGAAGATTAATGTCATATTTTAATCCAGATGGTGTTGTAGTTAAAGAAGGTGACAGAAGCGTTATCGTTAGATTCAAAACAGAAGAAGATATGATTGAATTCATTCAGAAAACTGGTATAGAAATTACACCTAAAATCAAGACACTAGCTTATCCCATAAAAGATATATCTAAACTGTTTTTATAATATCTGAATATCTATTGACAAAAAAATTAAATTTAGTATAATCATATCAAACTTAACAGGAGATATAAACATGGGTTTAGATATGTATACATATACGAAAGATGAAACAACCAAACAAGAGGAAGTTGACTCACTAATATACTGGCGAAAACATAATGCACTTCACGGTTGGTTCGAAGCACTTTGGGAACAAAAAGGTAAGCCGGGTGTAGATAATCCAGAAACCGCTACTTTTAATGGTGTGGAGTTGAAACTAGAGCTAGCAGACATCCTTAGACTAGAAAAAGACGTGAAGAATCACAATTTACAGGGAACACAAGGTTTCTTTTTCGGTGAAGATTCTAGTGCAGACGAGTACCAATACAATAAAGATATCGCTTTCGTTGCATTAGCAAAAAATGCTATCATAGAAGAAAAAGAAGTGTATTATAATTCTAGTTGGTAGAAATAATATGTTGACTTGAGGTTTTTGTTATTGTATAATGGTTATGTAGTTTGATGAGGTAACTTATATTATGTTAGATTTTTCAGTAGAAACAAAGTCACAGCTAGCCAAATTGCTAGCAACAGAAAATATCAATATTGAACACCAGAACACTTTCACAGCGAAGTTTAACCTCGAGACTCGAACATTAGTCTGCCCTATATGGGAAGATATGTCGGGTCAGATGTATGACCTATTACTGGGTCACGAAGTTAGTCACGCACTCGAAACTCCTCTTCAAGGTTGGCATGATGCCATTTGTGATAGAGGCAAAAACTATAAACACTTCCTTAACGTAGTCGAAGATGCACGTATTGAGAAAAAAATCAAACGTCGTTACCCGGGTATTCGTCGCTCATTTATCGGTGCATACAGCCAGTTACTTGAAAGAGACTTTTTCGGTATCGCAGATAAAGACGTTAACAAAATGTTTTTTATCGACAGGTTAAATATCTACTGTAAAGCTGGTATTAACTCTAAAGTTAATTTCGTAAGCAATAAAGAAAAAGAACTTTTGAAACTTGTTGAGAATGCCGAAACTTGGAATGATGTTGTATACGCAACAGAAAAAGTTTGGGAATACTCAAAAGAAGAACAAAAACAAGACTTACCAAAACACGATGTGTCTGATTATGAATATGACTTCGGTGATAGCGAATTGCCTGATGACTATGAAGACTCACCAGAAAATGATGATGTCGAAGATGCAGAGAACGAAGAAACCGAAAAAGATTCAGAACCTACAGAT